ATAATTAACAGTTAATGGGAGGTGAGAGACATGGCGAGATCGCCGACGAAGGAGACAATCAAACGGGCAACAATTGAAGATATGAAGAAGTTGGGAATCCACAAACCGCAGTACAACAGGCTTATTGATATTTATTCAGAATTAGTATTTCAGTACAACACCTTGACGAATGAGTTTGAAGAAGGTGGGTATCAATACGAGGTTAGTACAGATCAAGGAGGTGCAAAAAAAAGCCCAATTCTTGCATCTCTGGAGACGTTGCGAAAGGATATACTGGCATACTCCGACCGTCTATGTCTTAATCCGAGATCATTAGAGACTGTGACTATCGATAAGAAAGGAAAATCAACGCTAGCAACGGTGTTGAGTAGTTTAAGTGAGTAAATTTAAAAACTATGACATTGTTATGGAGTATGCCAATAGCGTTGTCGAGGGAAGAAAAGTAGCAAACAAAGAAATAATTCAAGCGTGTATAAGATTTTTAAAGGATTTAGGAAATGAAGCATATGACTTCAATCCCAAAGACGCTGAATTTGTAATAGGGATAATCGAAAAAACGTTCGTCCATCAAAAGGGCGAAGACATGGAGGGCTACCCATTACGAGGTAGGCCTTTTTTATTGCAACCATGGCAAAAGTTTGTGGTGTACAACCTCTTAGGTTTTTTTCATAAAGGCACTAAGATGCGGCGGTTCAAAGAGGCATTTAACATGCTTCCTCGTAAACAAGGTAAAACGCCGTTTATGAGTGCTTTGGCTTGGGGATTGGGATTACTTGAAAGAAATTCCGGTGCTGAAATAGTTATTGTCGGCGCTCAGCTTAAGCAAGCATTGCAGAGTTTCAATTTCCTCAATTTCAACTTGAAAAACATGGGCGAGGAAAAGAACTTTCGCATCTTGGACAATAACCAAGAGCATAGCATTAGCGGAGAAATTGGTGACGGATATTTAAGGATTGAGACAATAGCTGGTAACAGTGACCGGATGGACTCCCTAAATACTCTTATTCAGATACTTGACGAGTTGCACTTGTACCGTAATGCAAGTCAATACAACACGATCAAGGAGTCAGGGAAAGCATATCGTAATAGTTTGTGCATTGGCATAACAACGGCTGGAGACAACATGAACAGCTTTTGTTATAACAGGATGGTTTATTGCCAAAAGGTGCTAGAAGGTACGGTTACAGACGAACAAATATTTATCTTTATTGCAAAAGCAGATGAAAGCCAGGATACGGGCGAGGTTGATTATACCAATCCTATTGAACACGAAAAAGCTAATCCAAATTACAATGTGTCGGTATCAGGGCAAGAGTTAATGAATGATGCAATGCAAGCGCAGAACGATCCGCAACAAAGGAAATCGTTCTTGGCAAAGTCATTGAACATTTATACATCTGCTATGAAATCATACTTCAACATTGATGAATTCAAATCTTCTGACCGCAAGTATAGTTGGACACTTGAAGAGTTGGCGAAGCTGCCTATTGATTGGTTCGGCGGTGCCGACTTATCAAAACTACACGACTTAACAGCGGCGGCGCTATACGGCAGTTATAACGGTGTTGACATTATAGTTTCTCATGCTTTCTTCCCGATTGTGGCGGCAACGCGCAAGGCCGACGAGGATAACATACCTTTGTTTGGTTGGAAAGACGATGGCATATTAACAATGTGTAACACACCAACAGTCAATTATGACGATGTAATTAAGTGGTTTGTTGACATGAAGGCTAAAGGATTCAAAGTCAAACAAGTTGGATTCGACAGAAAGTTCGGGCGTGAGTTTTTCTTGGGAATGAAGAAAAAAGGATTCAAGATCGTAGACCAACCCCAGTACTTCTATAAAAAGTCCGAGGGTTTCCGCAGGATCGAGAAGCAAGCCAAAGACGGAAAGCTATACTACATGAAATCGCAAGCCTTTGAATATTGCGTCCAAAACGTACACGCCATTGAAAAGACTGACGATATGATCCAATTTGAAAAGATTATGCCCGAACAGCGCATTGATATTTTTGATGCTTCGGTGTTTGCGGCAGTGCAAATGCTTGAAGATTTAGAAAGATCCAATAACGCTACCCAATGGTTGAAAGGAGGTGGTTAAGATTGAGCAAGAAGAAGAGGAATAGAACAACCAACAACACCAGGGAGCAACCCGGCGGCTCAGTGGGATGGTTTCTTACCGATGCTGCACGAGACACACTTTGTGTTCCGGGGTATACGAGGCTATCCGATAATCCAGAAGTTAAGATGGCGGTCCATAAGATAGCCGATTTGATCAGTTCTATGACCATACATTTGATGCAGAATACGGACGATGGAGACATACGGGTTCGTAATGCCTTATCTCGTAAGTTGGATGTAAATCCTTATAGTCTCATGACCAGGAAGGCGTGGGTCTATAATATCGTTTACACAATGATGTTAGATGGTGGTGGGAATAGCGTTGTGTACCCGAAAATCAACAACGGACTTATCGAGGATTTAATACCATTTAAACCATCGGGAGTTAGCTTTGTTGATACGGAAGATGCTTATCAAGTTTTGTATAAAGGCAAACATTACAACCACGATGAGGTGTTACACTTCACGATCAATCCAGATCCAGAGAGGCCGTGGGTGGGTACTGGTTTTCGCGTAGTCCTAAAAGACATTATCAGCAATTTAAAACAAGCCACCAAAACGAAAAATGCCTTCATGTCC